CTCCCTTGCTAGCTATTACCAGTTAATATATTTTAGAATCGAGGAGCCTTTTGATTTTTTCATTCAAATCGCTGAAGCGCAGACTGGTCGTGGATGCACCAAAATCCAGTAAATTTAAATATAGAAAAGAGGAATCTCCTTTTTTACACTTTATGACAAATCTAAAGCGTGTTACTGGTAACGTGATTATTCAAGGCTTTATGCCTGCAATGCGAAACTGAAATCTCCATAATTCTACTTACTTTATTCTTTGTATTATTTCAAAAAAAGGAGGAAAACCTCCAAGATGATTTCTATATCGCAGGCTGGAATGGTTTTCAAAGGGGTTCGATTCCTCTTGCCAGTCATTGTCTGTCATCACTAAAAATAAAAAATGAATAAAGATTTTTAGTGGCTTAGACACTTTTTAACACTTTTTTAACACCGGACAAGCTGACAGACCTTGTCCAAACAAATCCAGCAAATTTAAGAAAAAAGGATGTGAAAAACCCTCTTTCTTATTGATATCTTGCATTACTAAAACAAAGCCAAAGATCTTGCTGGTGTCTATGGCTAGGAAGGAGGTGACACCAAGGCTCACAAACTTAATCTTTTCATATCTCTTAATAACGAGCCGAAGAAAATAAAAAAGACCGACACAATGGCCGGCACTTTCTGAAAGTCAACACTACTATTATACCAGAGAGGGCTTAAAATGCTATTGCCGGAAATTGATGAAAAAGCAACAATCAAACGTTGCAAGCGCAAACTTCGAGAATATCCACGCTGGCGAGAGATTGCACACGATAGCGCTGAGCAGAAAATAACACAGGAATTTACCTTTATGCCCCGTGGTGGCAGCGGTGTGAATAGACCGGTGGAAAATATCGCAGTCAGACGTGTCGACGCAATGAACGAGCTGGAAGCCATAGAACAAGCAGTAAGCGGGCTATATCGTCCAGACTATCGCAGAATACTGATAGAGAAATATCTAGCTTATCCACCCAAACCAAACTGGCAAATTGCCCAGGCAATCGGATTCGAGAGAACAGCTTTTCAAGAGTTGCTAAATAATGCTATCCTAGCATTTGCAGAATTGTATAGAAATGGTCAATTAGTCGTAGAACGCTGAGATTTCGGTATTTTGACGGATAATTCACGGTGTCTAACAAGTGTTTAAAGTGGTATTATTATATTGTCGAAGAAAAACGGAGACAACTCATTTTGTGGGTTGTCTTTTTTGATTATGCAATGAAGGAGGTGGACATATTGGGCTAAATCAACGACAGAAATTATTTGCTAGTGAATATATTAAGCTAGGGAATGGCACACAAGCAGCGATTAACGCTGGGTACAGTCCGAGAACATCGGGCGCACAAGCTGAGAAATTGCTGAAAAAAGCTGAAATAAAAAGCTTTATCACTGCCGAAATCGAGAAGATGTACGATGCAAACATCATGGATGCAAAAGAAGCCTTGTCCGTCCTATCCGACATTGCTAGAGGGAAACGAGACGAAGAAGTCTTGATGATGAATCCATTGACTGGTGAAGTTGAAAGACTTATGAAAAAGGCTGACAACAATACAGTTATCAAGGCGATTGTTGAAATCTTGAAACGCTATCCAACGGCTAAACAGTCCGAGAAATTGGAACTTGAAATTAGAAAACTAAGAGAACAACTTGACAGCGGCGTTGAAGGTACAATGAACCTCAACATTGTCAATGCATGGGAGGATATTCCAGATGGCAACGATTGACATTCAGAAAAACATTAACCCGCATTTCAAAGCTGTTTGGCAGTCTCAAAAGCCTTACAACGTGCTTAAAGGTGGACGGAACTCTTTTAAGTCGTCTGTAATCGTGTTGAAGCTCGTCTATATGATGATTAAATACATCATGCAAGGGGAGAAAGCAAATGTAGTTGTTATCCGTAAGGTAGCTAATACAATCCGTGACAGTGTGTTTAATAAGGTTCAATGGGCGATTAGTCTGTTTGGTCTGGATAACCAGTTTAGAGCTACTGTGAGCCCTTTTAAGATAGTTCACAAGCGTACAGGCTCTACTTTCTATTTCTACGGTCAAGACGATTTTCAGAAACTGAAATCAAATGACATTGGGAACATTATCGCTGTCTGGTACGAGGAGGCGGCTGAGTTTAACAACGCTGAGGACTTCGACCAATCAAATGTCACCTTCATGCGTCAGAAACACGATAAAGCTCCCTTCGTGCAATTCTTTTGGTCTTACAACCCGCCCAGGAACCCATATAGCTGGATAAATGAGTGGTTTGAGGACATTAAGACTAATGACAACTATCTAGCACATTCAAGCACTTACCTTGACGATAAGTTGGGGTTTGTCACCGAGCAAATGCTTGAGGATATAGAACGCATCAAACAGAATGATTACGACTACTATCGCTATCTATACCTTGGTGAAGCGGTTGGGCTCGGTAATCAAGTCTATAACATGAGTACATTCCACGCTATCGATAGCTTACCAACGGACGATAGGCTTATCGGGATATCTTTCGCAATGGATACAGGGCACCAGCAATCAGCTACGGCATGCGGTGCTTATGGTTTGACTGCAAAGGGCAATGTAATTCTGTTAGATACATTCTATTATAGCCCAGCCGGTCAGGTCGTTAAAAAGGCACCTAGCGAATTAACTGTCATGGTTAGCAACTTCATCGACAAGGTACTCAAACAGTACCGAGTGCCAAAACTACGCATGACCATTGATAGTGCTGAGGGTGCACTTCGTAACCAGTATTTCAAAGACTTTGGCGAGCGATGGCATCCAGTTGCTAAAAAGAAGAATCAAACCATGATCGATATGGTTATCAGTCTGTTAGCTGAAGGGCGTTTTTATTACCTTGACATTCCAGCTAACAAGATATTTTACGAAGAACACAAGATGTATCGATACGATGAGAAAACGATACATTCTGATGATCCAAAAGTTATCAAAGAGGATGACCACTGTTGTGATTCCATGAAATATTTTGTACTGGATAACGCAAGAGAATTAGATTTGAAGGCTTAAAGGAGCTACTAATGGGAATCATACAGACCATTAAGAACATATTCAAAAGGAGTAATTACGTGATAACTAATCAAAGTCTAAACAGTATCACAGACCATCCTAAAATTGCTATATCACCAGAAGAATACAATCGTATTATGGACAATCTACGCTATTTCGCAGGGAACTTTGACCGTGTGAGCTATCGAGATAGTAACGGGACAGATTTGAAACGTGATTTCAACCACTTGCCTATTGGACGGACGGCATCGAAGAAGGTTGCTAGTCTCGTATTCAATGAGCAAGCTAAGATACAAGTTGACAACGAAACGGCTGACACTTTCATCAATGAGACACTGAAGACTGACAGATTTAGCAAGAACTTTGAGCGCTATTTAGAGTCTTGTTTGGCTCTTGGTGGTCTAGCTATGCGTCCATACGTTGACGATGACCGTGTAAGAGTGTCATTTGTGCAAGCACCAGTCTTTTTGCCGCTGCAATCAAACACGCAAGATGTATCAAGTGCTGCAATCGTGACTAAAACGCTTAAGACGGAAGGGCAGAAAGTAAAATACTACAGTCTTATCGAATTCCATGAGTGGAGCAAAGAGACTTACACAATCAGTAATGAGCTATACGAGTCTGAGTCTAAAACTCGTATCGGTCAACGTGTCCCTCTATCAATGCTCTATGAGGATTTAGAGGAAACTGTCACGTTAAACGGCCTTACAAGACCATTGTTTACGTATCTAAAACCGCCAGGCATGAATAACAAGGACATCAACAGCCCTCTCGGTTTATCTATCTTTGACAATGCCAAGACTACGATGGATTTCATTAACACCACATACGATGAATTTATGTGGGAGGTCAAGATGGGGCAGCGTAGGGTTGCGGTTCCTACTCAAATGATTAAGACTGAGTACGATACAAGCGGTGAGAAGGTCACAGTCAAACGTGAGTTTGAAACTGGTCACAATGTCTATGAACAATTCGATAGCGGTGACATGGATAAAGGTATTGGTATTACTGACCTTACTACAGATATCCGTTCGGATGATTATATCAAAGCAATCAACAAGGGATTGAGCCTATTTGAAATGCAACTAGGTGTGTCAGCTGGTATGTTTAGCTTTGACGGCAAGAGCATGAAGACCGCTACCGAGGTAGTGTCAGAGCAATCAGACACATATCAAATGCGTAATTCTATCGCTACTCTAGTAGAGCAATCGTTAAAAGAGCTTGTCATTTCAATCCTTGAGCTTGCTAAGGTCTACAATCTCTACGCTGGTGAAATTCCAACCATGGATAAAATCAGTGTGGATTTAGACGATGGTGTATTCACTGACCGAAACGCTGAGTTTGATTACTGGTCTAAGATGGTAGCGTCTGGATTCGCACCGAAAGTTATGGCTATCGAGAAAACTCTCAACGTGACTGAAGAACAAGCACAAGAGATTTACCAAGCAATCAATGATGAAACCATGGTAAGCGCTGATAGTTTTAGGACAAGTGAAGAGATCGATATCTACGGGGAGTGATAGGCTATGGCTAAAAAGAAGCGTATCAAGCTAAACGACCAACAGTTAATGCTGATGGCTGATAATGTTTCAGACATCTACCGTCAGCTATGTAATGACCTATTTGATAACGTTGTGGAAAGGTTACATGACAGAGGGACTTACTATCTTGACCAACAACCTTATCTGTGGCAACTAGAAAAGATGGCTGATGTTGGTATGTTGAACAATCACAATATCAAACTCATTGCTGAATATTCTGGGATTGCTGAAAAGCAAATCAGATACATCATCGAGAATGAGGGTTATCAAGTCTATAAGGACACTCATGCTCAGTTAAAATCTAATGCTTATAATTATCAAGTCATGAAAGACCTTATAAGCTACTCTAATCAAGCTATCCATGATGTCCATAACCTTATCAATACGACCTTGCCAAAGAGCGTGCAAGCTACTTACAAGGACATTATCGAGACTACCGTAGCTAAAGTAATCACTGGTATGGCAACCCCTCAGAAAGCCCTTGACGAGACAATAATGAAGTTTCAAGAACGAGGGTTCTATGGCTATACTGACAGGGCTGGACGCAGGCAGAGAGCTGATGCTTACGCTAGGACAGTCATTAAAACGACTGCTAGACGGACATTCAACGAAATGCGAATGAGACCAGCTCAAGAGCTTGGTATTGATACGTTCTATTACTCTATCAAGGCGGCAGCCAGAGAAATGTGTGCACCCCTCCAGAATCAGATTGTAACGACTGGACGGGCTAGGACTGAAGAAGGTGTTAAGATATTTGCTCTTGATGATTATGGCTACGGTAAGCCCGGAGGATGTCAAGGGGTAAACTGTGGGCACACTATGACCCCTTTCATTCCCGGTGTCAACTATATGCCAGACATTGACGATGACTTGAAAGGTCTGACTCAAGAACAAGCTATCGAGAATGCTAACGTCCAGAGCAAACAAAGAGCTATGGAAAGAGCTATCAGAGCGTCTAAAGAGCGTCTCCACGTTGCTGAAACGATGCACAATGATGAATTAACCAGCAAATACAAAACAAGGCTTACAGAGCAAAAGAGAGCCTTAAAATCGTATATCGATAAATACCCATTCTTGTATCGAGATAGAGAGCGTGAGAGATACCACGACGACCCACTGGCAAAAACTCGTGAAGCTATTAGACAACGGGAAATTTTATCGAAGAAACACGCTTAAACCGTATCGAATTGATGCGGTTTTCCTATTTGACCTGTCAAATGTCGTAAAACTGGGCTAATACAGTCCCTTGGACGTAAAACGAAGGAGTTTTAAACATGAGTTTGAAACGTGACATGTTAGTTGAAGCTGGTATTACAGACAAGGCAGTGATTGATTCCTTAATGAATGCGTACGGTTCTGGGATTGAGAATGCGAAAGCACAAGCTAAATCTGAATTACAAGCTGAAAACGACAGCCTTAAACAACAACTTGAGCAACAAAGCCAAGCGCTCAATGACTTGCAAGCTAAAGAGGGAGCAAGTGAGGAACTCAAACAACAATTGACGGACTTACAAGCTAAATTTGACTCTTACAAGTCAGAGAATGAAGCTAACCTTGCGAAAGTTACTAAATCAAATGCTATTCGTCTAGCGTTGAAAGATGTGGATGCTCACAATTCGGATGACCTTGCTAAATTCATCAATTTTGACGAAATCGAACTTGATGAAACTGGTAAACCCAAACTAGACAAGGTTATTAAGGGATTGAAAGAGACAAGTCCTTATCTTTTCAAACAAGAGGAACAAGCGGCACAACCTAAAATCTTTGCTGGTGGCAATCCATCTGCTAGTCAGAACGGTCTCACTAAAGAAGATTTTAAACGTATGGGTATCAATGAGCGTCAAGAACTCTTTGATAAAGACCCAGAACTCTATCAACAACTGAAAGGATGATTTAATCTATGGTTCTTGGAACAACAACGACTGCACAAGTCATCAATCCGCAGGTAATGGCTGACATGGTCTCAGCTAAATTGCCTAAACTTATCAAATTTACACCCCTCGCAGTGGTCGAGACAACTCTTGTAGGTCGTCCAGGGGATGAGCTTACAGTGCCGCAATGGACATATTCTGGTGATGCCACTGAAATCACTGAAGGCCAATCAATCCCAATCGACCAACTTGGGACTAAAGAAACAAAAATGAAAATCAAACAAGCTGGTAAAGCTATTGAAATCACCGATAAAGCTGCTTTGGTCGGTCATGGCAACGTCTACGGTGAAGCTACTAATCAGATTGCTTTGGCTATCGCTAACAAAGTCGATAACGATATCGTTGAAGTTGCCAAAACTGCAACACAAAACATCACTGAAGCTCCTGTTTCGGTGGCGAACATTGACAAAGCCTTGGAAATCTTTGCTGACGAAGAAGATGCTCGCTATGTGGCCCTTATCAATCCAAAAGACGCAATTAAATTGCGTGCTGACGCTGGTCAAAACTGGTTGAAGGGTTCAGAAGTTGGTGCTGATGTTGTCGTTTCTGGCACTTTCGGTGAAGTAGCTGGCGTGCAAATCGTCCGCACTAAGAAAGTTGAAGAAGGAAAAGGTTTCCTTGTTAAAGTGTCTTCACTTCAAACAGACACAGACGACGATGCTAAATACGGAGCATTCGTGATCAACTTGAAACGTGATGTCATGATTGAAAATGACCGTGACATCTTGAAAAAGACTACTGTCTATTCTGGCGATGAATACTACGGTGTCTACCTTTACGACGATTCAAAAGTCGTTAAATTCGGAGGTGCTTAATGGGTATGCTAATGCGTCGTCATACTATCGGCGAGCAAGCAGCGCCTGTTAATGACGTTCAAGAACAAGTAACTGAAACGCTAGAAGACAAGACCGTTGCTGACTTGCGTATCATTGCACAACAACGAGGCTTGACTGGTATTTCAGCGCTTACCAAAGCGGAACTCTTAGACCTCCTAAAATAACAGAAGGAGGTGGTTAAATGACATATTTAACCGAAACAGAATTTTTAAAACTTGGTTTTGAAGACGTAGAAGACTTTGAAACACTAGCGGCTAGAGCTAAGCTCATTGTTGATTTGTATATCAAAAACTTCTACGATTTCACCGATTTCGAAACGGACTTCGAGCCACGGAGACAAGCGGTTAAAAAGGCAGTAGCTTATCAAATCGCTTATTTAGACTCAAGCGGTGTGATGACTGCTGAAGACAAGACTTCACTAGCGAGCATGACTGTCGGACGTACTCATGTAAGCTATCAGAACGGCTCTAAATCGTCTAACGGTGGTCAGAGGTATAATCTATCCCTTGACGCTCTAAACTGGCTGACATTGGCTGGATTTGGCTGTAAGGCGGTGGGCTATGATAGATAAACGCATGTTAGTTGATACTGTCACGATTCAAAAACCAACGGGAGAAAAGGACGGTTGGGGAAAAGTAACATATGATGAGCCCAAAACCCTTAAATCCGTTAGATTTGATAGGGCTGTATCTCACACTGGCAGTGGTCAAAATCGAACTGAGAATAATTTCTCGGTTCTCATGATCTATCCGAAATATACACCCATTGAGTTGGATGATAGTTGGTTGAATGGTCGAGTAAATGACACTCACCGAGACTACATCATCCGTAAAATTATTCCTCAATATCATCCGTTTAAGCACACTATCTTGTGTTATGAAGTCGAGGTGATTTGATGAGTGCTGATGTAACTATCAAGGTAGATTTGCAGGGCCTTGAAAAGAAATGCAGTCCCGAAGCGGTCAGACGTGGTCAGATTGCCATGAGTAATCAAATGCTTATGGATATGAACAAGTACACACCAGTTCAGTCAGGGCACTTGCGAGGTAGCGGACACTCTAATGTTGATACGTTGGTATGGTCGACACCTTATGCAAGAATTAGGTTTTATAATCGAAGGCTTAAGCTATTTTTCTCAGAGAAACAGCGTAAGTTTTTCTTTGCGAATAAGGATAGACTGCTAGCACAGAAACCGAAGCCCGGCACTGGTGGGCGTTGGGATAAAAAGGCTGCTGCCAAACACAGTAAACAGTGGGGACAAGTAGCAATTAGAGCGATGGGAGTTAGATAGTGAATAATAACGATTTTTCAGAGGTGTTGAAAGATTTCCTAGCTGGTCTAGGCTTGCCACTAACACCTCGACTAGATTACCTAAACGAAGGTGAAGACTTGGTAATATACGCTTTGCCCGGTGGCAAAGTGGAAGACGAAGACATGGCTGGCACACAGATTTTGTCGCTACCTTATGAGATAGCGATTAAGTCCAAAGACCAACAGAAAGTGAACGCAACACTTTGGAAAATCAATACTGAGCTTTCCAAAATCGGTCTTGAATTACCAAGTTTAAACAATTCTTACACATTCTTGTCATTGAAGGTTGAGACACCGAGCCTTAACGATGTCAATGACCAAGACTATTACATTTACTTGCTAGACTTGCAAGCAACTATTGAAGTAGAAAGGAGCCTTAACTAAATGGCTAAATTTAAAAATGCGATTCGTAAGCATTACATTGCACCGTTCGATTCAGAACATCCAGACACTCCACCAACTGAAGATAAGTATATGTGGATTGCTAAAGGCATCAAAGAATCTGCACCAGAAAATGACGCAGAAGACGATGACGTTGCTTACTTCGACGGCGACGGGACAAAAGAAAAAGTTATCACTTCAAAATCTCGTGGACGCTCATTTGAGGGGCATCGTGACTATGCTGACAAAGCTCAAAACTTTGTCGTTGACAAGGAAGATGCCGTAGCTGACGACCTTATTGTTTGGTACAAGGAAGTTACCGCTGATGGTAAGACTTACAAAGAAGGTCTTGCTCGACTTTCTGAAATTGAAGTCGGAGACGGTGAAGCTTCAGAGCTTGAAACAATCAAGTTCCAAGTTAACTGGTCACGTACTCCAGAAAAACATGAAGTCACTTCATCACCAGCCGCAGCCGCTGGCACTGGTTCTGAAACTTCTGGACGTACAGCCCGTTCTGGTGCTTCATCAGAAACTGGCACACCAGTAGTCGGTGGATAACCTAACTAAATAAAATAAGATAAGACAACTAAGAGGGTGGGGTTTAGCCCTTACCCTCTTTTTTTCGTATTAAAGGAGAATAACAAACATGGTAGTAATTAAAAAACGTAGCAATGTCATTCCGGTCGATTTCGGTGAGTTCCAACTTAATTTCCCAGTGTCAGACGGCAATATTCAACGCATGAAGGCTGTTGGTGAGGACTTGCAAGCCAAAGGGCAAGCGTTCCAAGAAACAAGCGATGAAGAAGCTCTCGGAGCGTTGAAAGCATTGGTAGAAGATGGTTTTAACCAAGTATTTGATGATGAAGAAGCGTTCAAACAAGTCTACGCATTCGCTGGTCAGTCAACAATCAACGCCATGTTCTATCTGATTGAAGCCATCAAAGGCATTTCAGAGGAATTTGAAACACAAAACTCAAAAGCAGCCCTCGATAAGTATCTAAATGCTTGATTTGTCACGAAAACTAACAGATACGTTAGTAATCGATGATGAAGAGTACCCTTTAGACCTTTCGTTTAACAACGTCCTAAAGCTTTTTGAAATGTGGAGAGACGAAGACGTTCCAGAGTTTGTCAAACCGCATTTTGGCATCCGTATTTTGACCGGTGAGACCTTGGAAGACTTCACCGTGGAAGAAATGGCAGAGATATTCAACGAGGTATTTGAGGAACATATCAGCTTGTCAGAAGTTGAAGACAACCATGTCGAGTATGACCTTGCTGGCAACCCTATGAAGACCACAGTAAGTGATGATACGAAACAAAGAGCACCTTATGACATTCGCTATGACGGCGATTATATCTATGCTTCGTTTTTGCAGGCTTACGGCATTGATCTATTCGATGTTCAAGGCGAACTTCACTGGAAGAAGTTTAACGCTCTATTATCTGGATTGCCAGAGGGTACGAAATTCATGGAAGTGGTCAAAATTCGTAAATGGAAGGCACAAAAGGGCGACTCAGCGGAATACAAAGAGGAAATGCGTAGGCTTCAGAAAGATTATGCCCTTCCTAACGACATTATCGAGGAAGAAGAATACGAAGAAGAATTTTAGAAAGGAGGGATAATCTATGTCAGATGGTACAGTCACCATCAAGGCGCTGTTCGACGGGAAGGACGCTGAAAGTGGGGCTAAACGTATCAAAGGGGCGTTAGAGGGCTTGAAAGGTTCAGCCGGTAAAGTTGGTTCGGTCTTCAAGTCTGTTCTCGGTGCTAATTTAATCGGTGGTGCTATCATGGGCGGTATTAGTGCCCTTGGTAATGGCATGAAATCCATGGTTGGTGAGCTTAATAGCTCGACTAAAGCATGGAAGACTTTTGAAGGCAACATGCAACAGATTAACATGCCTACTGACCAAATCAAGCAAGTCAAAGGCGAGTTGCAGGACTTTGCGACCAAGACCATCTATTCAGCGTCCGACATGGCCTCTACCTACTCTCAGTTAGCAGCGGTTGGAACGAAGAATACAACCGAGCTTGTAAAGGGCTTTGGGGGTCTTGCAGCAGCGGCAGAGAATCCACAACAAGCTATGAAGACCTTGAGCCAGCAAGCGACACAAATGGCTGCTAAGCCTAAAGTCCAGTGGCAAGACTTCAAACTCATGCTAGAACAAACGCCTGCCGGTATTGCGGCGATTGCGAAAGAAATGGGCATGAGTACCGCTGAAATGGTGCAAGCCGTACAAGACGGCAAGATTAAGACCGAGGACTTCTTTGACGCCATTGCTAAAGTCGGGAACAACGACACATTCAGTAAGATGGCCACCGAATTTAAGACTGTTGACCAAGCTATCGACGGTATGAAAGAGTCGTTAGCTAATAAACTAATGCCACAATTTGAAAAACTCAATCAGATTGGTATCAAAGCGGTGGTAGGGTTAACCGATGCTATTGAGAAGATTGATTTTAATAAGATTTCAGACGGAATTGGCAAAGGCTTAGAATCGCTCTGGAAAGGGTTCAGTGGCACTGGTGCGGTTAAGTCGCTATCCAGCACATTCAGCTATATCGGTAGCCAGTTAAGCGCTATGTTTAGCTCAATCAATGGCAATCAGCTATTGCAAGGGCTAGGCAGCGCCATTGGTGATATTGCTAACGGCATTTCAAACGGCTTAAGGATTGCTACTACATCAGTCAAGAGCTTCGTTAGCTCATTCACTGATACAGGAGCGTTTCAAGCCTTTGGGTCAGCATTAAGCACAACTTGGGACTTAGTCAAGCAAGTAGGTGCATCGTTTGCTAATGTGTTTAAAAGCTCAGAAATGCAAGCGGTCATCTCTGGACTCGGTACCGCACTAGGGACACTCGTTAAATGGATTTCGCAAGTAATATCTGCGTTCTCAAGGCTATTATCATCTATTCCTCAAGGCGTGTTTAACGGCCTAGCTGCTGGAATAGTGGCGATGGTAGCTGGTTTTGCGAGTGCAAAAGCTGCGTTAGCGGTGTTCAGCTCCGCTCTGAAAGGGCTTGACTTTATCAAAGGCCTTAACCCATTCAAAAAGTTTGGCAGTGACGCTGCTGCCGGCATGGGGGAAGCAACTAATAGCGCTAGACGTTCTAAGTCGACGATTACTCAGCTATTTAGCGGGATGTCAAACGTTATCAAATCGTCTGGAAATGCGATTAAAGGAGTGTTGACGGCCTTATTCAAAGGTATTGCCGAGACCTACAAAGGTTTTGGGCAAGGGTTGAAATTCGCCTTACAAGGTCTTAAAGGCCTAAGTTCAGCTCAAATACTTTCATTTGCTACCGGTATTGCTATCGCAGCAGTCGGAATCGGTGCTGGGATTGCATTGATTGTGGCGTCATTCTCGCTACTAGCAAGTCATGCAAGTGGTGTTTCACAAATCATTGGCTCTATCGGTTCAGCGTTTGGTACCGTTGTTGAATCCATCGGAAAGGCAGCGGGGTCTATCGTTGAAGCGTTTGGGACGGCGTTTGGTATCGTCATTAAGGCAGTCGGTGAAGCAGCACCAGGACTCGCCAAGCTTTCACCGCTGGTTGAAGCTATCGGCACCGCTCTAGGCAATGCAGCTCCAGCGATTACGGCGTTTGGGAATGCTTGGACGTCTATTTTAGGGACGTTGCCAGCTATCATTGACGCTTTTAGTGGATTGGCTACCGCTCTAGGTTCTGCGATTAGCCAGATAGTTACAGCAGTAACTCCGATTGTTCAAATTATCGGCAATACAATCACGGCAGTAGCCCAGATAATTGCTAACGCTATCGTGGCAATTGCTCCGGTTATTGCGAATTGTATTGTCCAAGTTGCTCAAGTAATCGGTCAGTTTGGTCCACAAATTGCAATGGTTTTACAAGTAATTGTACAAGCTATCCAAGCAACGGCACCAGTCATTATGACCTTAATCCAAGGTATTGTGACAGTCGTTCAAACAATGGCACCAGTCATTAGTCAAGTGATTTCTGCCATCGTCACGGTTGTTCAAACTCTTGCACCTATCATCAGCCAAATTATTTCGGCGATTGTTACAGCGATAACACAAATTGTGCCTATCATTACGGCAATCGGTGGTGTGATTAGTGCCGCATTTAGTGGCATTGCATCGGTTGTGTCAGCGGCAGGAATGGCAATCGCTACCGCCGCCATGGGTATCGGTACGGCTATTAGTACGGCACTTAGTGGTGTGGCAAGTATCATCAGTGCTACTGGTTCAGCTATTGGTGCAGCCTTGCAAGGCATTGCTAGCGTGGTGCAATCGGTTGGTACTTCTATCAGCACAGCGGCGCAAGGTATCGGAAACGGTATTAAGTCGGCGTTTGAAGGTATTTCAAGCGTTATTACATCCGCCGGCAGTGCAATCAGCAGTGTATTGAATAGCTTGGCTAATGTCTTCAACTCAATCGGTACGGCTGCTCAAAAAGCGGGTTCTGGATTCAATCAGCTCGCCAATGGTGTCGTTAAGATTACCAACACCAACTTAGGGGACATGGCTGCATCTCTTGCAGCAGTGGCCAAAGGTGTTGGGTCTATCGGTAACAACTCAGCAGGGCTTGCTCAAGCTGGTACTGGTATGACTAACCTTGGTAATGGTATGAGTAAGGTGTCTAGTTCAGCATCTAGCGCTGTATCTGGTTTGACATCATTCTCAAGCACGATTACAAGCATTCAGTCATCATTCACGAACCTACAATCGTTGTTGACCACAGCAGGAACAGCGTTCAGTACGTTCTCTAGTCAAGCTAGTCAATCGCTTGCTGGGTTAACTGCTATTGTAGCCCCTATCACTGCTTTTAGAACGCAAATCATGACACTAGCACCGGCATTGATGGTTGCTGCGACTGGTTTAACTCAGTTCAGTACCGTTTCGATGTCGTTGACGGCTAGCATGACTTCTATCAGCTCAAGCATGACTATGTTAACTACTAGCCTAACGGCGTTGGCTGCTCAGTTGACTATGATCACAACGAGCATGACCATGATGTCAAATAGTTCAACTATGCTAGGTACTAGCTTAACGCTTATCGGTACTCAATTTACCATGATTGGAACATCACTCATGATGCTTAACAGTCAATTCATGATGTTTGCAAGTAGCTTGATGCAAATGACAAGCCAGCTTATGATGGCAGGCTCAGCAGTTACCATGTTTGGTGCTCAACTCATGACTGCTCAGACTGGTTTCAGCATGGTTTCCATGATGGCGACTATGGTAGCTAGTCAGCTTGCTATGCTTGCTAGCTCAGCCCAAATGGCAGGAGCAGGGCTTGCAATGGTAAGTGCTCAAGTCATGATGCTTGCTAGCGTATTTGCTACAGTCGGAGCAGCAGCTATGACTTTACAAGCTACAATGATGTCGCTTGGTATGGCAGTGAGTGCAGGCATGATGTCAGCAGTTCAAGCGGTAACTTCGGGTGCTATGCAAATGACAGCGGCTCTACGTTCTAGTGGCACACAAATGGTTGCTAGCACGCAAGCCTTCATGAATCAGATTGTCTCAGCAGTCAGAAACGGCATGAACCAAGTCGTTGCTGCTATTCGTTCTGGTGGTGCTCAAATGGTATCAGCTATGCAAGCGAGCGGACAGCAATTAGTTGCAGTTACGCAAGCAGCGGTTAACCAAGCAGCAGCCGCAGCAAGAGCCGGTTATGGAGCTTTCTTCTCAGCCGGTGCCTATATGGGTCAAGGTCTTGCCGCTGGTCTGATGTCAGCTCTTGGAGCAGTTACAGCAGCAGCCAATGCCTTGGTAGCACAAGCGGAAAGAGCAGCTCAAGCCAAAGCCAAAATCCATTCACCATCTCACTTATTCCGTGACCAAGTTGGTTGGTATATTGGTCTTGGTATTGCTCGAGGAATCGACGAATCAGCCCCAGAGGTAGCTAATAGCCTTGATTTTATCCGTGACCAAGTCAACGGGTTCAATGTTCGAGCTAATGCAATGCTGACCGGTGCCACTTCAAACATGGCTAGTCAGTTGAAGATGGAAGTCTTACGTGATAAGACGCCAGACGCTACCATTTCAGCACGTCAAGAAGCCTATGCTGCACATTCGGCAGGGTTGCTTAGCGATGTGATTGACGCTCTTGGAGAGCTTAAAGACCAAGTAGCACAAGGTCAAAACATGGTATTAGACACGGGTGCTCTAGTCGGTGGCACAGTTAACAATTTCAACAGCGCCATCGACACGATTAAAACACTGAAAGGACGACACAGACTATGATTACTAAAATTAAAGAATATATCACGTTCGGCGATTTTAACAGTCGGGACTCTGGGTGGTACTTGCAGAAACGTGAAGCACCAACGCCAGAAGAGAAGGAAATCGTTGAGTCTATCCCCTTCATGCAAGGGGAACTCGACTTTTCTAGTATTTTGGGGGAACGTGTGTTTAAGCCTAGAGAAATTACATACGAGTTTAAACTGCCATTCACCGAATACGAGTCCAGAAAGACCGCAGAACGTGAGATTAAGTCCCGTATGGTGACTAAAACGGAGCGAAAACTATTCGATACCCACGATAGGCGCTATTTTTGGATGGGTAAAATTAAAAGTATCAAGGTAGCTGATGACCCAATTAAAAAGAATTTGGTTGCTACTATCGTGTTCAAGTGCTATCCATTTGCATTTCATGAGAACGAATACTTCGATGATGTTTGGGATACATTCGACTTTGAAAATGATGACTCAACATGGACTAAGTGGCAACTTGGATATACGAGAACAGAAAGAACAATCTATTTCGTTAATTCTGGTGATACATCTATCAACCCAGTGATCTATTGTGATGAAGATGTTACACTTACCGATGAAGATGGTACGATTTACAACTTAAAGCGCGGAGAGAATAGGGAGTTTGCATTGACTTTGTATCAAGGTATCAACTATTTTAAAACTAAAGGAAATGGCACAATTGCCATGCATTTCAACAACGAGGTTATGGCATGACTGTATCAGGAAAAATCGAAGTATACAATATTAGTCACACTGGCTATTGTGTTAAAGTGACTGGCGCAAGCATTGATGGTGGACTTAAAGGCGTATCGTTTCCAACATGGAGCCGAAAAGAAAAGTATTCAGAAGATTTTGGCAAAGTTGCAGACCAAGACGATATAATCTGGTATCAAGGTGTAAGGTGGGGTGACGAATGGTTCTGTACCGTCAACATCTCTGACCACGACTATGATAGAGGCGAGTATTTTACCCATGTTTACCTTTATCGGCAAAACGGCACGCTCGAAGGCTTAGGCGGTGAGAAAATCACTATCCCAGACCCTCCAAATACGATGAAGAAGAGGGGCGGTTATGCTGTTTATTGGTGGCCAACCGTACACGATAGACGCGGGGATAAACTCCTCCGTAACACCATAGCACGTAAGACAATCCACAACCCTTATAGCTCAAGAGGTGGGAAAATCATCGCTGGTGAAATCACTCAAGCACTCAATACCATTAATGAGTTTACATTTGCTATCCCGTTCACCCATCCGTTGTATAACAAGATGGTTCCGTTCAAGTCTATTATCGAAGTAGTCAACCTCTACGACGGAACGATTGAGTTTGTTGGACGGGTGCTGACCACGACTAACGAAATGACAACGGATGGTTTTGCTCAGAAGGTGACGTGCGAAGACTTCCTATCGTTCCTCCACGACTCAGCTCAATGGTTCCAGAAACTGCCAAACCGTGGGGCGGGTCAGTATTTGTCAGAAATGTTAAATGTCGCAAATGGTCAAGTTGAAGATTACAAGCGATATTCTTTAAGAAAAGTAACCGTCAACAGTAGAACGGATAAACCGTTTCGCTATATTGGTTACGAGTCCACATGGGATTGTGTACGAGAGCGAATTATCAACAATATCGGTGGATATTTAAGGGTTTACGAGTTAAACACTGTGCTGCACCTAGACTGGACGAAAGACATCGGACAAGTTAAGAAATCACCAATTCAGATTGGTAAAAACATTAAGTCAGCTAGCCGAATGCTTGATTTTGACGGACTTGCTACTCAAATTATGCCAGTAGGGGCGGATATTCAGAAAGACCATCCAGACGAAGACCAAAGCCCAGATGTTACAAGGGAGCAAATCACAATTTGGAATGTCAACAATCATAGCGTGTTCCTTGAGGATAAGGAACTAATCAAAGAGTTTGGTGTTATCCGTAAGCCAGTAATCTGGACGGAAATCGACAACCCTAGTGTCCTATTGGCTCGTGGCAAGCAGTATCTACGCAACCAAAAGATTGCACTTGCAAAATGGACGATTTCAGCCGTTGAACGCTATTTGATTGATGACCGTTACGATAAATTTGAGATTGGGAACAAACACCCGATTATTAATGCGCCATTGTCTGGTATTGAAACTTTGCAAATCTTAGAGAAGAAAATTGATATACTTAACCCACAGTCGGTTGAGCTGACTATCGGCTCGCAATCTCAATCACTTGCAGCGTACCAGTTGCAGTTGCAAGAAGCGGAAAATTCTATCGAACGTGTCAAACAGAATGCTTCTGTTGCCGAAAAAACTAAGCGCTTGAAGGCTCTGCAAAGTCAACTTACAGCACTTAAGAATAAGCCTAGTACTGCACCGATAGCACCAACAGCACCTAACCAACCAAAGGTAGATGCAACGCAAGAAGAATTATCAGCGTATGACAAGGCGTTTGCTGATTATCTAGCAGCCAAAGCTAACTACGATAATCAACTTGCATCATTCAACATGGACGAGGAAGAACGCGCTAGGACGATTAGGGATGTAGAAGCCGAAATTACACGATTACAAAACGAATTAAAAGAAGGAGGAACAAATGCCACAGAATGAAGCAGAAGGGCGCTTAAATCTATACGATGATGTGACACCTTTAGAAAACACTAAAAGCATTGACGTTTTGACTAGGGCTATCCGTAAGAAGACGAGGGGGGCGGACGTTCGAGAAGCCATTGCTAAAGCTATCGAAACAACTTACACCGATGGGACTTCCAACGGCAACGCCAATTTGGAAGTCGCAAAAGCTCGGGGGGAATATGAAACCCTAAATCAACGCCTTCAAGATATCCAAACAACCGCCAAGTCAAGTCAAGAACTAGGGGAGCGGAATGACGACAACAAGGTAGACAAGAACGGTAGTGGTCAAATCAAGTGGGCAAACCTTGCGCAAGATGCAAGAGAGCAAATCTCAGGTGGCAAGGTGGCAGTGGTTGGAAACAACGCTGTTTCAACATCTAACATCGTTGATGGAGCAGTCACAGACACCAAACTTGATGAACGCATGGGGTTTGGGTTGATGATTGCAGGTCGCCTATTGATTGATGTCGCCAATTCTCAAGTGGAATTAAGCAGCGGTAGTTGGTTCCAAGTTGGAAAACGTAAAGCCAACGCCAGAGATACCTTAACAGCTCCGCTTCCAAAAACGGGTTTGTCGCAGTACGTTATTTACAACGACGAGACGAACTCGTTATATGTCAAAACATTAAACGACATTCAAAACATTGGTAATCGTGAAACCATCTTAGCAATCCTATTTAATGGAGCATTGGTTCACCCACAATCCTCTCCATTTGTTAAGACGGTGGGGCTCAAAGTCGGTGAACGCTTAGACTACGTGAATGCCGACTGGGGGACAGTTATCCAAGGGGAAATCACATTTGACGCCAAAACAAATACTGTCAGAGGTCAAAGAAAAGGCGACATCATTGTCTCTTTTCAAAATTATTACATTAACGGCATTGAAGATTTTGAAATTACCTTACCGAACTACTCTGGGAAATTGTTACTCTTTGATAGAGAAAGCAAAAAGTTTCAAGTAGCGGACATGGATAGTTACGACAGTCACAAGAAGAAAGATATTTCTAAAGCAGCTTCACTAATCAAAGTGGCTGAAATATACCAAAATGAAATTAGGCATATTTCTAGCAATAGCAATGTTTTTCTTATCAACCAAGAAACTCAACGCAAACAAGACATCACACTTGAACGGTTGAAAGTTGACTTACAAACCAAGCGGACAGTTATCGTAACGCTAGGTGACTCAACGACGGATGGGTACAGAACATCTGGTTATTCAGGAAATGTTCTTGAAAGTTTGACACCAAAACCAAACACTTATACCGAGATTTTAAACGGTATCATCAATGACCAAAAAGGGTATGGCTTCAACCATAAATTCTATAACCGTGGTTTTTCTGGCAAAACGATTGCTTGGTTAAAAGATAATTTAGATGCTGTTTTAGCTCCAATTACCGAAAAGATTGACTATGCTATTATCTCAATGGGAATTAATGACAGTGTTTACCAGAAGGTCAACATTCAACCTTTCGAAGAGAACCACATCGACATTGTTAAACGTTTGAAATCAAAAGGAATTAAACCAATTCTAATGTCGACACAAGCCCAATTTGAAAACTATAATCGTTTCGGCTCAAAGATTAACAGTATCGCTGATACTCTCAAGAGAGATTTGGCGAAAGAACTAGGTATTCCATTCATCGACTACAATGCCGGGACTAGAAATATTCTGAATGACTCAGAGTATAGCGTTAAGGATCTTATTCCTGATATGTGTCATTTTGGCGATTTAGGTCATCGAAAATCGGCAGAATTTCTAGCTAGTCAATTGATTCATCGTGTTGAAAATGTCAGCACTGGTGATAAGATTGGCTATCAGAATAATCGTGTTGTCTCAGACTTGAACTATTCGGATTATTTATCTGATGTTGAAAAAGAAGTTAAATTCTTACCTTCAAAGGTAGATGGGTTTGACTTAGAGGGTCACTTTAATGGGGCTCAAAAGACCATGTTTGAAGTTTTGGTTTATGTCAATAAACCAGTTGTAGTTAAATACTTCGGGGAGAACGTGTCTGTAAGTAGCAACGGTGCTAACTTGGATGATGGCGCACGGTTGGATGTTGGTCTCTACAAGATTTCAGTTAAAAACACGCCAAATCAACCATCATCCTTCCGTGGTTTGAAATTTGAGTAGAAGGGGGAATATTGAACAAGCCAGATGGAATTTGGGGGATTTTGGATGTTGTACGGAACTTCTACGAGCATGGGATAGATGACCATTTATGGGTGTTCCTACTAATGATTATCATTGCTAGTGATATCGTGGTAGGAGTATCCAGGGCGTGGGCTTATCATGAGTTTTCAAGCTCTAAATTCAGAAAAGGGCTTGTCAGTCATACTGCTATGATTATCTTTGTAGCCATCTTCTATCCGTTCGCTAATTTCATGAATTTAGGCGGGATGTTAGATGCCTTTATCATGGCTATGATTGCAGCTTATGGCTCTAGTATTCTAGCTAGCTTATCGGCTCTAGGAGTGGAAATTCCGTACTTTGATAAGTACATAAAAAAAAATATCGACAAAGACAAATTTAATTTAACTTCGATTGAAGAAGAAAAGGAGAATAATGACAATGATTAACTTTAAACTACGTTTGCAAAACAAAGCTACTCTAGTAGCTCTTATCTCAGCAGTATTTTTGATGTTGCAACAATTCGGGCTTAATATCCCTAGCAACATTCAAGAGGGTGTAAACACATTCGTTGTGATCTTGGTAATCTTGGGTATCGTTACCGACCCTACTACTAAGGGTGTCGGAGACAGTGAACGTGCATTAAACTACAACCAACCTCGTGAGGACTAGCTTATGTCTAGACTCATGACTTCCGTTAACCAAATCGAAGGTGGTGACATTCTCAAGTCTGGGGATGTTACCTCAGTCTTTGGTTTTGAAATTCTAGGGGCTGATGGAAAACGCATGGAGCTATCTGGAACTGGTAAGCTCACACTGTCAAACGATGAAACCGTAGCATTGTATCAAGATGT